GACCTACAAGCTGCAAACGAAGAACGATTAATGGAAGCAGCAGAGATGGGATTATAAGGAGTTTATCATGCCTGCAAAAGGACAAATGTACAAGAAACCAATGGCTAAGAAACCAATGGCTAACAAGAGTAAATCAAAACCTAAGAAAAAGAATGCTTCAGGCGCTCTAGGTCGTTATAAGGCGATGAAATAAATGCACTCAGCTTGGACGAAAGGTCTAAGGGGTGAGGAAAAAGCCAAGCGCATCGAAGAAGTACTCTACTACAGAAATGCCTTTGATGACTTGCAAGATGTTATCGAACAGACACTCTATAAGAAAGAATCTGTTCGTGACTACGGCCCAGGATGGGCTGAAAAACAAATAGCAGTGAATGAGTACAATGCTGCTCTAGATGATCTGCTAAGACTAATAGACCTCAACCGTAAGGATCATAAAGAATAATGTCAGTTTTTGATGAAGACAAGTCTGTAGCCACCCAACCACAGGAGACTCAGACAACAACCGAGACTACGCAACAAGAAACCTCACCACAGGAATCTTACTTGCAGAAGCTCGTAGAGACACGTGGTGAGAACTGGAAAGACCCCGAAGTACTTGCTAAAGGTAAACTTGAGGCTGATGCTTATATCAAGAACCTTGAGGATCAACTTGCAAATATGCGAGAAGATTTATCTAAGCAAGACTATGCGGCCCAGTTATTGCAACAACTAGAGACAAAGGCTTCGGCACCCACCAACGAAAATCCTCTAGAGTCCAATAACAATAATAACGGTGGCACGAATACTGAAGGTAACACCAACCTCGCAGTGAGTGAAGATGATTTAAAAAGCCTTGTTGAAAAAACTCTTACAGAACGTGAGAAGCAAGCTACTGTTCAGGAGAACATTCGTCAGGTGGATGTAACACTTGAAGAAATCTACGGAACAGAAGCACGTAACGTACTCGTTAACAAGTCGCAAGAACTTGGAATTAGTATGGAGCGTATGCAAGAACTTGCATCTGAATCTCCCTCTGCTTTCTTTGCTTTACTAGGAGAGCAACAACAGACCTTTAAGCCAATAACTCAAGGGTCAGTTCGTACAGAGTCTGTAGGGACAACAACTGGCGGTGAGCGTGATTTTAATTATTATCAGAAGCTTCGCCGTGAGAATCGTAACCTATACTACACACCAAAGGTACAACAACAGATGATGGAAGATCGTCAACGCCTTGGTAATAGGTTCGGTATTTAATCACAACTTTAAATAAGGAGAGTCAGTATGTCTATGACAACTGGTAATGTTTCTCTCTTAACTCGTGCAGAGGTATGGTCGGGCGAGCTAAAAGAGATTCTACGTGACGAGATGATGGCACAACGCTACGTGCGTATGCTTGAGGGTTTCCCAGATGGTGACACATTCAAGATTCCATCAATCGGTCAAGCGCAAGTGGACAACTACGCTGAAGATACAGCGGTTCAGTACCGTCCACTAGATACAGGTCAGTTCACATTTAGTGTTGACAAGTATCTTTCATCAGCTACTTATATCACTAAGAAAGCTAAACAAGACATGTTCTACATGAACGAAATGATTTCTCGTTTTGTTCCTGAACAAGAACGTGCTATCATGGCGCACTTCGAAACAACAACTATGGCTGCTCCAGAAGCAGGTGTATCGGCTAACTCCAACGAGACTATTGATGGAGTAGAACACCGTTACGCTGCAGGTGGAACAGGTGCGGTTATCACACTTGCTGACTTTGCTCGTGCTCGTCACGTGCTGAAGAAATCAAATGTTCCAGATCGTAACCTAGTTGCTATCGTTGACCCATCAGTAGAGTATACATTGAATACTCTATCAAACCTAACAAACGTGTCAAACAACCCACGTTTCGAAGGTCTTGTTCGTGATGGTATTGCGTCTGGTATGCAGTTCGTTGCAAACGTATATGGTTTCGACGTATACTGCTCGAACTACCTAGCTGACGTTACAGACTCTGCGTTGCCTACTGCTGCTGATGCAAACGTAGACTTCTCGTCTGATAACGGTAAGGCTAACTTGTTCTTCTCTGCTGATCAATCTGCTAACCCATTCGTGGGTGCATGGCGTCAGATGCCAGAGGTGGACTACGAATACAACAAAGACTTCCAACGTGATGAGTTTGTTACAACTGCTCGTTACGGTGTCAAGTTGTACCGTCCAGAGAACATGGTTCGTGTTGTATCGAAAACTAACGTCTAATTAAGATAAGGGGAAAGATACATGTCTTACAACAATGACGATGGACTACGAGTCCTTACTGGAACTGACCAAGGTGCTGCGATTGACGCAGGTACTACAACTAAGTCAGAAGTAAAAACACTTGTAATTGATATTGCGGATGCTACAGAACTAGGTTCTTCTGCAGCAACTCCTACAGCGAATGAAGCATTCATTCCTGCAGGTTCTTATATCACAGCCGCAAATCTAATTGTTACTACTGCATTTACTTCTGCAGGTTCAGGTACACTTACAATCGGTACATATGAGCAAGATGGCACAGCTATCGACGCTGATGGTATTGATGCAGCTATCGCTAAAACTGCTCTTGCAGCAGACCTAGCTGTAGCGTGTAACGGTGCTCAAGTAGGTGGTACAGCCGCTATCGGTTCTAACGATGCATATGTTAAAGCTAACTACGGTACTGCAGCCTTTACTGCAGGTGCTGCTAAGTTGGTTATCTCATACATCGAAACATAATACTACTAGGTAGTCCCTTCGGGGGCTACCTTACTTGCTCTAGGAGAAACAATTAAATGGCAAACGTAAACCACTCAGCACTTACAGACCCTTATCTCCATGAGCCGAAGGGTGTAGCTGCAGCCAGTTCTGGTGATGTATATGTTGCAAATGGTTCAGGTTCAGGAACTTGGGAAGACCATAGACGTTCTGTTATAACAGTACACTTTGCAGACATCTCTAATAGCGAAGACTTGTATGTGCCTATTCCTTTTGCAGGAACTGTCAGTCGAATAACAAGTGTTATTGAGGCAGCTATCTCAGGAGGAGATGTTACCTTAACAGCTAAAAACTCTTCTGCAGCATCTATGGGTACGATAACAATTACACAGTCAGGTTCTGCGGCAGGAGATGTTGATGTTTTAAATCCATCTTCAAACAATACAGTGACTGCAAACGATTACGTTCTTATTCAGTGTGACGGTGGGGCAAGCTCTCACGTTGACTGTATTGTAGCAATCGTAGTGGAGCACACATAATGAAAAGAACATTACTACAGATAGTACAGAACATTCTATCAGACATGGATTCTGAGGATGTCAATAGCATTAGTGACTCTATAGAAGCTGAACAAATAGCATCTGTAGTACGTGATGTTTACTACAACATGGTATCTACACGTATGATACCTGAACACCAAGAATTAGTTAAACTTGTAAGTCTGTCTAGTTCATCACGTCCGACACACTTTCAAGTACCCGACTCTGTAAAACGCATAGACTTCATTCGTTATAACGTAAGTACTACAAGCGATACAGAGTTTAAAGAGATACAGTATATAGAACCTTTGTTGTTCTTGACCTTGCACCAAGACGGTACAAATGTTGATACAGTCTACGATGTGAACGGTAACACACCATTACTTATTCGTAATGATCAGATGCCTACCTACTACACATCATTTGATGACCTGCATATTGTAATGGACTCCTATAAGAGTGACACAGATCAGATTCTAGCAGAGAACAAGACACAGGCACTAGGACATAAGATTCCTACATTCACAATCAGTGACAACTTCACCCCAGACTTAGATGAAGTACTATTCCCATACTTGCTTGCTGAATCTAAATCTACATGCTTCTCCCTATTTAAGAGTGGTGTAGATCAGAAGATCGAACAAGCTGCACGTAGACAGAAGTCATATATGCAGAGTGATATGTATAGAGTAAAGAAAGAAAATAAAAGGCCGTACTATGGTAGACGTTGATTTCGAGATTGATTACGACAACAAAACCTTAAAGGCGACATGCACAGAAAAACTAAGCACCCCGATCCATGTAAGAAAATCACCAGATGGCTTTATATTCTTCGAGGTCCATGTAGAAAAAGGCAAGGTTCCAGGCGATTTAAGTGGAAAGTACACATCTCTAGATAACGCTAAGAAAGCTATACAAGTATACCTAAATAATATTACTCCTTCTAAGGCTGTTCGCAGAGAGGCTTTCGGTAAGGACTACGAGGAGCGTAAGAAACGAAATGCCACAGAGCCTCAATCAAAGAGCAGTTAACACCTTTATCAAAGGTTTGATCACTGAGGCA